ACCAAGAAGCACCTTAGAAAAGTGGCAAGAAGTATTTAACTTGTACAACAAGGAAGGTATGGAGATACATGCGTTTGCCGCACTCTCTGGCTTTGGTTCCCCCCTGTTACAACTTACCGAGCAGAAAGGTGCAATCATAAACTTAGTGCATAAGAACGCAGGTACGGGTAAGACAACTATACTACGGATGGCAAACAGTATATGTGGCGATCCTGAACAGCTTTTGGGTAACCCCAAAGACACAGCCGTAGCACGTGTCAACAAGCTGGGCATACTAAACAACATAGTAAACACTATGGATGAGCTTAGTAATATGGAGTCTGGCCCTCTTAGTGATTTTGCCTACGAAGTATCACAAGGCAAAGGTAAGGATAAAGGCACCGCTACAGCTAATGCTAACCGTAAGAACGACACTACATGGCGTAACATGACGCTATCTTCGTCTAACTCTTCTTTTTATCAAAAGCTATTTGCAGACAAAAGCCTACCTGATGGTGAGCTTATGCGGATCATGGAGTTCTATGTAGACTACGTTGACCAAGAGACTATCTCTACAACTTACGGCAAAGAGATGTTTGACCACCAGCTAAACGCTAATTTTGGTCACGCCATTGTACCTTTCATGCAATACGTGCTTTCTAACCCCGAAGGTGTAAAGGCAGACGTGCTTAAGATACAGGCTAAGATAGACAAAGAAATGCGTCTTACTTCACGCGAAAGAAACTGGTCGGCTCTTATAGCTGCTAACATAGCTGGAGGATGGATTGCGTGTAAACTAGGGCTAATAAAGTTTGACATGGGACGCATCTACAGGAAGGCATCGCGGACCATAATTCAACTGAGGAAAGATACTGTAGCTCCGGTGGACAGCTATGTGTCCATACTTGGCTCATTTATAAACAATAACCTCAATAACCTACTTGATGTTGACGATGGTGTGGACCAACGTACTTCTAAATCTAAAGCACCTAGGCTAGAACCTAAGTACGGTAGGCTTGTTATGCGGCACGAGGGTGACACCCAGCGGCTTTTTATTCCGGTTAAAGACATACGCAACGAATTGAACAAGGACAGCACAGACTACAACTCATTTATTGAAGACCTTAAGAAGCGTGGGATATATTTGGACACTGTGAACAAGCGTATGTCTAAGGGCATGACTGTATCTTCACCCGCTCAACGGTGCGCTGTGTTCGATGCGTCTCACCCTGAGTTCTTTGACATGTCTAAATTGGTAGAAAAAGCTAAAGAAAATGCAGATAGAGAACGTGAATTACCAGATCAACTGGAAGAAATTTAAACGCGGCTGGTCATTCTTTATACCCTGCCTTAAGCCTGTCTCAGCCAAGCAAGTGTTACTGGCTGAGACTAAACGGCTTAAATATAAAGTCGTGACTAAGGTAACCCTAGAGGGCAGCGTGCAGGGCATCCGTATATGGAGGGTTTAGACCACTCCGTAGTAATTGACATCTTCTAGCCGATCAAACAAAGGCACTAGGTTACTGAAGAATCCTTTGTTGAAACGTACACCTGCAAGATATTCTTGCTCTTGTGCGGAGCGTGACTTAAACGAACGGTTTAGCGTATCTTGGGTCAAAAGTTGTGGATACCGAGACATAAAAGCATAAATACGTTGTTCAGTATCGTTGTACAAGTCGATGTCACCTGTAGTCATTGCAAGGTAACGTCGCTTAAGAAGATTAGACCGTGCCCTCATAACTTGTGCTTCATACTGTTTGGCTAGGGCACGAGTCTCATACAAAGAAGATATGTCCGCAGGTGCAAAACCAAGTGCTTGATGGAAAAGATTCCAAGAGGACAAGTCTTCATCGATAGGACGCCCGTCTATGGTTCTAGCACCTTCTTGAGCGTAACGCATAGTCTTGAGGCCATTACGTAACCAACTAGGTGCTAACCCTTCAAACCCTCTTTCGTACTCACCCTGCGCTATCAGCCCTAGTTTATAAGGCATGTCCATCACGTAGTTACCAAGTGGGCCAAACGCTTGTAACGCCATAGACTGTAAGTACCCGTACTTCTCAATCTCATAAGGGTCTTCTCTAAACAGTATGCCGTTAGCTACACTTGCCCTGTTAGATATTTCCAGATTCGTGCGGTAGTTAAGTGGCCCTTTAGTTACCACTTCAGGCAAGACCAGCATCAGCTCTCTGCGCAGGTTGTATGGCTCTTCTTCGTCATCTAACAGAGTATTTATCATGTTGGTGAGAACAGATATGGCACCGAAGAAAGGCATGCCAAACAAACCTGCTATGGCATAGCTCATACCAAAGGTGTACACAAGCTGCCTAAAGGCTTCTTTACGTGATCTGTCAGGAGAGCCTCTAGTAGAATCAACAAAAGCTTTTGCTGTTACGTAAGCACTTTGCCAGATAAAACTCTTGAACGTAAACATCACACGACCTATATCAGTCTGCATCCATCTAGGCGCAGTGGAGGCCATGCCTGACGTGTTTACATCTTTTACTATACGCAGTGCATATTCAGCAGCTTTATCTGGGGACATACCGCTGTCTAACGCAAGATCAAACGCAGTTATAGCTGTGGTTGTTCTGTTGTACCGTTCTGTTCTTTCAATGGGTATAGACAAGAAGTTTAAAACTCTTGATCCTAGCCCGTTGTATTGTTCAGTCGTTTGGCGTGAGCCTTCAAGCACCTCTCGTGCTAGCGTATGTCTAAGCTGCCCATGATCTTTTAGGATCTTATGCAGCTTTACGTATCTGCCTTTTGCATACCCAGCAGTACCCCATCTGGGCACGCCCTCTGTTTTCATTATATCTAGTATGGCTACTCTACCAGCCTTAGTAAGAGCAGCCGATGTTTTTGGCCCACCATATTTACCAGCAAGAATTGGGAAAGTAAGAAGTGGTATAGAGCTAAGGTTAACAAGACCGGAAGATATGTTACCCGACATAAACATAACGTAGCTGCCGGTAGTAGACATCCTTGATAAAGCACCAAACGTAGGGTTCAACGTGCGCTCTTCTCTATCTGCAATACTTTTTGCAGCAGCATATACATTGGGATCATTGGCCCTAGCACCCTGACTTCTTACGTCTCTAAAACCTTCTGCTATGGCAGTGTTATACTTGGTGTCTGCCATTTTGCGTGCCCAACGCACCATCGTATCACCATAGACACGGATAACGTCTTCAGAAGCACCGGGTATATTTTCAGCTTTTCTAAAGTTTTGAATTACAGAAGATTCTGGAAATAAATCAAGATACGTTTCGTACACAGTATCTGTAAGATTTTTTATTTCCTCGTCAGACAAACCTTTTTCTCTACCTTCTTCTCTAACGTTTTCAATCAAGTCAGCAACAAAACCTGTAGGTGGCAAAGTTTTAGTTGTGGCTTGTCTGATACTGTCTGCGGTGGTGTATTGACCTGCTTGCAATTTAGCTTGTTCTTCTTTTGCTTCGCTGCCATCTTCCGTAGTGTCTTCGTCCGAAGCTCTTTGTACAGCAGGATTTAAGGTTAAACCTAATCTTCGTATCGCCTGTTCTCTACCTTTACGTGTTTCAAAAGTGGCGACGGTGCGTTCGTTAGTGTCTTTGTCTATGTAAGTTAATACATAGTTACCGTAACGTCTGGCAGGAATGTATCCGGCAATAGGAGGATTATCCGCAAAATTTTTCTCTGCTAGCTCTAGTCTTTTACCAGTAAGGTTTGCGAGATAATTTTCTTTATAGTCTGTATACATCTTATCGAAGTCTTTACGCATAATTCTGTATACGTTCTGTACTTCTTTAGGCAGCCCGTTGAATACACCTTCTAGTCTTACAAGTTCTTTCTTTTGTTCTTCTGTTAATTCTAAAGCATTATCTTTTACGTATTGATCTACGGTAAGTTTGTCATTTGTTTTCTTAGCGTCTGTAAAGCCTATTATATCTACAGCAGCGAACCTAGCTTGTAATGCCATCTTACCCATAGCGCGAGTTGCAGCTTTGAACTTGGCACCCACGGCCAGCATAGCGTTGTATTTTTTATTGGCGTCTTCTATCGCTTGCTCTTGATAGCCCTGACGTAGCTCTGTGTTATCTAATATTGTCTTTATGGCACTTAATGGCTTGCGGTATATATCGTATATATTATCCATCCGTAAGAAGCCGAAGGCTCCTACTTTTAGGTTATTAGGTAGGTCATCTATGATCTTTTCTGCTTTAGATGGGTCTTCATTTGGCAGTGAAGCAAGCTGTTCTTTAATAGCCTCATCAGGATTACCATTAGCAAAAAATACTTTGCTTAACGGAGGAGGCTCTACAGATGGGTCTATGTTTAGTATGTCCCCAATAAAATCAATACCCGCTTCGTACGCACTTTGGCCCTTACGTACACCAAAAAATTCTAGGATAGCGTCAAGTATGTTCTTCCAAAAAGTATCACTCTTTGGTGCTTTTATGTCTTTTAGTAAGTTTTGAAATTCAGAATTACTTACTAGCTCAGAGACAAACTCATCAAGGGTAGTGCCACCATAGGCATCGCCCATCTGATCTTTTATTTCAGTAAAGAACTCAAAGAACTTCTTAGCTTCAACAGAGTTAGGGTCGTTAAGCCTACGTGCTAACGCTGCGTGTGCTAGCTCGTGGAAAAATACACCTGTGTTTAGCCCACGCTCGGGGTCAAGCGTTATGGTGTTTGTACCAGAGTCATACTTACCGGGGAACGACCCTTCTACTGGCGCTATCTCTATCTTAGTAGCACTAGCCATTGTACGCATCACGCGCACTATAGACCGTAACTCTTTGGGGAGAGTATCAAGCAGCGCAGTTATAGTGCGATTAAGATTACCAGTCTCTGCAATAGCAACAACTTCAGGGTCTATGTTCTTGCCTTTATACTTGACCCCCGCTTCAGGTAAAGGAACCCCCTGCTCTTCTATCTGTTGCTGTATTTGTTCTGATGTGAGTGATTCAAAGGCTTTTTCTGCTACGGCAGTATCTTCAGCAACCTTAGCCTCTAACAGTCTGTCGTACTCGGCACGGCGTTTAGAACCTCTGCGTGGAGCAGATTCAAGCCCCATCTCTTCTAGGACTTTAGTTATTGCGTTGTTACGTATTTGTTTTGCTTCAGGTACGGATGGAGCCGCACCTCTAGCTTCTTGCACATTGCGAGCAATTTCTGCTGCCAGAGGGCCAGTAGCTTGAGCTGCTGCTTGCTTAACCTGTTCTTCTAAGGGTGCAGGTTCCGTCTCACTTTGCTGTAACGCCGCTTGTACTTGATCTGTTTCTGCTACCTGCCCCGGTGCAGTGGCTCTACGCCTTGCCTGTGCTTCTACGCTTGGTTTAGCGCCTTTTACTTCTTGCGGCCCCGGACTTCTACGAAGTCTTTCTGCGCGTGCTTCCGCTATAATTCCATCTTGATGCCGTTGTCTTATGCTTTCTACTAAGCTATCAAACCTTGCAACTGTGTCGGAGTCTAACTCACCGCGTAAGTATTCTGCGGCTGCGTCAGCATCGGCTTGTTGTTTCTTTGTGCGTTTAGGCTGAAGTTCTTTTTTGTTTTGCCCTTTACCCGTCATCACATCCTGTATCACAGATGTTTCAGGTATATTTTCTTGTCTAGTTCGCCTCGCGTCTATGTCAGCTACAGTAGTATCACTGTTAGTAGCTACTTCATACGCTAGGTTAAACAACCCCTCACTAGGGTCTGAGGTTCTTTTTTCTCCATCAGAAAGGAAGTAAGACGCAGCTTTTTTTGGTACGCCCTTCAACTTGGGTACGCCCTTCAAACCACGTGCAGCCCCTTGTAGCTCTCCTATCTTTTGTAAACCTTCTGTAGATAAAGGAGCCTCTTGGTTTGTCCTCTGGATATCTTCGTACCCAACTTCTGGAGCCACGGCACCGCTTGGTGCTTGCATAAGTTTCTTTGCTTCAAAGTCAGACAGCTTCTGCCGCTTAGCACGATCTAGTGTATTTCTGGCGCTTCGTAGCTTACTTACCTTCTGGTCAAAGTCTGCTCTAGTTCTACCTTGTTCCGCTAACGCATCTTCCTGCTCTTCAGGAGTTAGCGTGTTCATCTTTTTTACAAAATCAAGCTCTTCTTGGTCGCCCCATTCTTTCATGGCGGCTTCTATTTCTGCGTCTGTAAGCTCATCTGGGTCTACTATAGTAACGTCTTCTTCAGGCGCAGCTTCGACAGGAGGCAGTATGGTGTCTGCTTCGTCTACTAAGTTTTGTAAGAATTGAGCTGCTGACTCAGCGTCTTTAGATAAACGAAAGTCTTGCCCAATAGAAGCAATGGCACCTACAGGCGCACCGACTGCACCTTCGAGTGTGGCTGCTGTTGCTACACCACGCCCTGTAGGCACGTCGAAGCCTTCTCTTTGTAGAGCTATGTTGCGTGCAAACTGCTCCTGCCCACCCTGTAGTGCTTCAGGTATGGCTTCTGTAATAGCCGCACGAGATGCTTCAGCTATTACCCCCTGCCTAGCTGCTGTCTCTATAACCTCTTCGGGCATTTCTTTGCCCAGAGCACGGCCTATAGCACCTGTGAATATTGTCTTTTCCAAACCAAACCTAGCAGCAAGGCCACCCAAAAAACCGCCAAAAGCTATGTTATCTAGGTTTTCTCCGCTGTACGCCTGTGCCTCTTGGGCAGCTTCTTTGGCTTGTTCCTCGGGTACACCAGCACTTGTTAATTCTTGGAGAACAGCATCGTAAGCAGCGTCTTTAGTAATACCAACTCCGGTCAGTACACCTACTCCAGTACCTACAGCTAATGCGGGTAAGCCCGCAAAAGTAGAAGCTAGTCCAGCCGCTAGTGTTGGCACAGATGTACCAAAAGCATTAGATATGAGGTCAACAGGAGCTACTGTCATCGCTTGTAGCCCCGCCTTTATCTGCTCTCCAAGCCCCTTGTCTTCGGCTTGCTGCATTATCCGAGCTACTTCTTGCTGGTCACGTTTAGCTTGAGCAGACAAAAGACTATCAAGATAATCTTCAGCACCACTCAAAGCACTAGATACTGGGTTGTCCGCACCAAATACGTCGGTAAGAAAACGAGTGCCTGTAACAGCACCTTTAAGCACTTGCTTGGGTACGTCTAAGGCTTCCCCAAAAACACTTCGGTCTCTAGCGTCGGGCAGAGGCGCGGCGGGGGGCGCGTCTAGTACAAAACCCGTAGGTAAATTATTGCTGGGAGCATCAAGCGTAAACCCTGAAGGCAACGCTTCTGGCTGCGCAGTCGATAAGGCTGGTTCTTTATCTAAAGTAAACCCCGGAGGCAAATTCATTACATAGGTGCCCATGCGCCATTTGTAAAGACTATCTTATCGCCCTGCGCATTAGTAGCGGTGGCCCCTTCTTGGACAGCACTATTGGGGCTTGCACCGCTCGTTTCAGGAAGCTTAAAGTAATTTTGCGCTTCTCTAAACTTAGTTCTTATAGCTTCTTGCATTAACCTGTTTGTTTCTGTAAGCACTTCTTGTGAGCTGGGGTCGTCAGAACCAAGTGAGTTCATCGCTGCCATTCTATAATTAGGGAGTAAAGTTTCTGTTATGTCTAGTATGCTTTGATACAGCCTTCTGTTAGCCACATCTTCACCCTGTTGTGCTCGTATGTTGGCAATCTCCACCTGCATATCTTTATAATTTCCATAATATTTAGCCTGTGCGTCAAGTAATCCTTTCTGTGCTTGAAGTTGCCTTTCTTTAAGACCAAAGTCACGCTCGCTGATTTGATCTGCTCTTCTTAATTGTTCAAGAGCTACAATCTGCTTGTCTAGCGCATCGTCGGCGGCACGTAACGCAGTGCTTGCAATACCTATGTTTTGACCTAGACTGCCACCACGCGCTTGGCTAAAGGAAGTCAGGAAGCTAGACAAAGCACGCATTGGGCTTTCTCTTCTCTCCATAAGTCGTTGTATTTCGCTTTCAAAACGGCTTGTATTTTCAGGTGTTGGATTCTGAGTAACCGCGCTTGCTGCGCTTGTAACAGTCTCTATCTCAGCTTCCTGTGTGGGAGCAGGAGCAGGAGCAGGAGCAGGAGCAGGAGCATCTTGTGTCCCCTCTATGGCGGCGCGTAGGCTTGGGTTAGCAATCTGCGGAACACCTTTCATAGCAGCAGCGTCAGCATCTTCTGTTGAAGGCGCAGTCGCAATAGTTTCTTCCGCTACTTCTGCGTCGGTTTGTTGAGTCGGGCCTTCACTAGTAAAACCTCTTGAGAAATCTTCTACTGTTGGGCCAACTAGACCTACAGCCTCTTCAAAAGCCCTTATGGGTATACCAAATATATCAGACACAGAGGCGCCCATTCTTTCGAAATAAGGAGCTAGTTCTCCTTCGGGTACTTCGTAATAGGCTGAAGTTTTTGGGAATATAGACCTTCTTGCTTCGTTTAAGGTTTCATTCAAATCCTCAAGAAAGTTCTCGTTACCCATCCCCCTTAAAAAGTCAGACATTCCCCCCATTTCTGCTTGTGCATCTGCGGTTTCTTGGCGATAGCTTCCTATACGCGGGTCTAATGCACTAGATGCGATACCTAATGAATCAGTGCCCTGCTCTCTTCGCATGCGTCTTTCAGCATCTCTCAACTCTTTCTGTAGGTCTGATTCACCTTCAGGAGCTAGACTAGCAATACCCTCAAACATCGCACCGGGGCCACGTCTGCGGCCTTCACGTTGAGCTTCTGTAGCTTCTCGCTCACCAGCACTAGGCGGACTAGCTGGACTAGGCATAGTGGCAGTTATACCCTCACGCAGCACATTACCAGCACCTCTCAGCACACCCTCAAGGTTTTCCATCTGGGACTCAGACACGCTGTCGCCACGGGGTCTATCCATCTCCCGCGCTTGCATTGCTTCGTACTCTTGTCTCAGGCGGTTTACAGCACTCGCGCTAAGCCCTGCTAAACTTTCAACACCTTTTCGGGCTAAAAAATCAGCAAAACCAATACCTTTATTTATTCCGGGCGCAAATATACCCATTGGCCCTGTAATACCACCTACATAGTCCCCCTCTTTAAAACCAATAATACCGCCTTCAGCCATTTCAACTTCATCTGGCCCAGTTTGTGCTCGACGTATGTCTTGTATCATTTTAGGATCAAAATTCGATTCGACATTGGCTTTCATCATCTCGAAATCTTCTCTAAGTTCAGGAGCCACATTACCTTCTATGTCTCTAAGACGTTTTTGTTCGTTGAGATACTTCATTACTTGTTCACTGCCATACTTTTGCATAAGCATGGGTATGGGTTGTCCACTGCCTACTGGCATTGCAGCATCTGGGCCATACTTTTCTTCAGCAGCGCGTCTCTTCGCCCTGTTCATAAAGTCTTCGTTTAGCCCACCACCAAAATCATACTTTGGGCCTATCCCAAGTTTTTTAAGTATTGGGCCGTACATAAACTCGTGGCGACTGAAGTTGTTACCTTCTACGTCACCACCCGGTGCATATCCGACGATACCGCCGTCTGCCATACGCATGTTGGGCGCTCTTTGCCCTGCTATACCAGCCAGTGCCTGTCTCTGACGCGCTTGAGCCTGTCTTTCTTGCATGACTCTAGCTTGCATCTTCTGGCCTATTTCTTGGCGCACACTGTTTTCTACTTCTTTTTCGTTTTGTGCCATTATGCTATTAGGATCAGCCTGCCCTGCCATCAAGCTACCAATTTGCTGTTTTGCCTTAGCATCGCGTGCTTTTAACTCGGACGCTAACAAATTGACTATGCCCTGATCTTGGGTGGGGGACATCATAGCTCTTTGTACTTCTTTGTTTATGTCTACGTTTTGCATTAGTCTATCCCGTTACCCTATTAGGCCAAATCTTTCTAGTAAATCCAAAACGCCCCCGGCACCGCCTGCAAAAGACTGCAACCCGGTTGGCTGTTGATACTGATACGACTGCGTTGATATGGGCAAGCCTTGTAGCAACGACTGCATGTACTGCGTTTGTCTGTACGGATAGTCTCGTTCTTGTTCAAATTGAGCTAAATCAGCAGCAATGCCTTCTTGCTCTATACCGCGTTGTTCAGCGCCTGCTTGTCGTTGTTCACCTAGCACATCTAAGCCATACCCACGGTCTTTGTTAAATTGTCCAAGACCTTGCTCATAGGCAGTTTGCATACCTGTGCCGTAGATGTCTGTAAGGTTTCTAAGCAAGTTGCGCTGACCTTCGGACTCCATAATTGCTTGGCGTCCCCCGCCAAAAGCACCAGCCTTACCTAATCTACTTGCGTTCATTACTCGCTGTATTTCTGCTTGCCGCTGAGCTTCTGCCATCTGAGGTTCTAGGGATGCACTTATATAGGGAGACATGTAGCTTTGTGCTGTACTCCCAGTAAAGTCACCCGCAGTGCTAGCCGTAGGCATAGCAAGGCTTCCAATCCCTTCGTAAGCTTGGGTTTGTAGCGCAGAAGGCCCAGCCGTTAGCGGCCCTTCGTAGGCTTGGTAAGGCATAGACGCAAGAGCCTGCCCCCGCCCAAGCATTTCTGAAACGTATGGACCTGCAAAAGGAGATAGCGAGGACTCTACACCTGTAAAAGTTGGATCAGCCATTTCTATTCTCCTAAGCTGGCATCATCTTGGTAGGGTTGATCTCTGGGCCTTGTTTGGTAGTCCCAGTACGTTCTGTCCGCACCCTATCCATCATTGAATATAATTGTTTTGCCCCTGCGTCTGAGTTGCCATTACCTAAATGACTTACCACATCAGCGGGTACTACAAATTCACCGTCACTCAAAGCAGCCGGTTGTGCTCCGTCTATTGTAGCAGGTACAAGGTCAGCCATCCCATCAGTAGGGCCACCTAAATAGTAGCCTTGTCCCATGCCGTCTAAAGAAGCCATACCACCTGCTGCGAACCCTTCAATCCCTCGCTCTTTCGCATAAGCTCGAATATCAGCGGCTGTAATCCCTGCGTATTGAGGGTAGGCGGCGTTATCGCTGTAGTAAGCCGCTATTTCTTCTGGTGTTGCACGGCCCTGCGCTAGCAAATTTTCCATGAGTTGTACTTCGGTAAGTCCGGGGTTATTTGCCGCTATACGTTCTATTATTTCTGCGGGAGCTTCATATCCACCCTTAAATAACCCTGCTATTACATCCATATCGTCTAGGCCATATTGTTCCGCTACGTTACCTATGCCTGTTCGCCCCTCAAGAATTAAATTAGCTACGCTATCCTGTTCTTCTTTAGAAAAACCGTCTGAAGGGTCAACAGAGTTTAAAATACTTTGAGTCTGCGCGGCACTTCTTGCTTGTGCTATAGCATTTGTTAAAGCGTTTACATCTACACTTAACCCACCAGCAATTTCAGCTAGATCATATCCGCTATCTCCTAACTGAATAAGCTGTGCTGGAGTTAATTCTGAGTTGTAAAAAGGAGCTAGGAAATTAGCAAACGCGTTAGCTGCTGTATCTGCTGTTGTATCCGCTGATGTAGAGTCTGTTAGCACATCTACTGCATCTACCGCATCTACCGCATCTACCGCATCTACCGCATCTACCGCATCTACCGCATCTACCGCATCTACCGCTGCATCAGCCGCCAAACCTTTTGTGTCAAGTTCGGTAGCTGTATCAGCCGCCAAACCTTCTGTGTCAAGTTCGGTAGCTGTATCAGCCGCAGGTGCGATTGCCGGTAACCCCACACCCTGCATAACAGCGCCTTCTCCAGTAGGCACATACTGTACATCTGTAAAGTATCTACGCCCCATAGAACCGGGGCGACGCCCTGTTTGATCAAAAGCACCGGGTAGCAGGTTGCGCTGTGCAGTGTAGTCGGGGATTTTGCCTTGGTAACCAGCAGGCTGTTGTTCATCGTTATCCAGTAGCCCGAACAGTCCACCCACAGCACTGGTAAGCAAAGCGCCAGCGTTATCACCTACGAATTGACTTAGTTTACCACGCACACTTGAGTTGCTGCCGGTGTTACCAGCATTACTGGTATTACCAAGTATATTTTGTTCATAGTCGGCGTAAGACATACCACCTTTTTCAAACTTCTTCACATGTCCACCTTCTGCGGCGCCTCGCCGTTGTCGTTCCCGCTCTACTAGTTCATCTATATAGTCAGGAATAATACTCATACTAGATATGTCGTAAAAGCCCGGTATATCTACAAGCGGGCCGGGTTCTACTGAAACTGTCTGTGTACCGCCTGTGAGAGTACCGAACCCACCCCCGCCACCTCCACCACCGCCTCCATCTCCGCCACCAGCAGCAGGGGCTGCTCCGGTTTTAATTGAGGGTGTTGTGCTAGGGTCGTCGTACCCACCGGCAACTGCGGGCATTCCACCTGCTAGTATTTCCTCTATTTCATCGTCGCTTAGCGTGTTCCCAACTATGTCCCTTCCCCCAGCTCTTATTGTGGGGGTATCGGAGTCAACACTACTTCCTACTATGTCCCTTCCCCCAGCTCTTATTGTGGGGGTATCGGAGTCAACACTACCTGTTACTATATCCACCGGAGTAAATTTAGGTTGAGAATCCGTAAGTACCTCTAAAGTGTCTGGATCACCACCACTATCGACAGTATTATTGCTATCTCCATTAGGGTCTTCTATTTTTGGGCCGTCTGAGTCATCGTCGTTAAGAATACTTGCAATAATAGCTTCTTCGTCTAAGAATACGTCCCCACCTTCTTCCCTGCTATCGTCTCCCAGACCCAGAACACCGGCATTAGCAGCCGTTTTAACTGCACCTGCTGGGCCTCCTACAGCCCCTACAACTGCTCCGGGGATACCAAATATATCTACATCCCCTCTTAAAATGTCTCCGACAACAGCCCCTGCTGCACCTATAGGGCCAGTAAGAACTACGGGAGTTCCTGTCTGTGTTTGCCCTAAAGGAGTTGTCCTAACTTTGCCATCGTCACCAAATATATAACTGACGCCCGGCCCTGTCGGGTTAACCCCTACTTTGGTGCCTGCAAGGGCTAAGTCTTTATCGCCACCAGCAAGCTCAATCACAGACCCGAGAGCCTGCAAAGCCCCAGTGCCGTATAAGTCTATTAGATTTTCATAACCTTGCTTAAAAGCACCACCGATAGACGGCCCCATGACACCTTCAATACCTTTTGAAGCGTCTACACTTTTTTCACCGAAAGCAGTAGGGACTTTTACCGCTTCTATTTGTTCTCTGCTTACGTTTAAATCTATTAAGGCTTGTTTTGCTTTCTTTATGGCCGCAAATTCTTCTGCTGTTGTAGGTTGTTTTCCCAGCACTAATTCGGCATACGTTTGAGCAGCATCTTCTTGCGCTTTTTGAAAATTTTGGGCTTCTTGTTCCTTTTCAAACTTCGCAACTAAATCAGGATCAGCCCTATCCGCAGCCTCCTCCAGCATGTCCATGTAGTCCAAATCCATAGGAAACGTACTGGCGTAGCTTTGCTGAATACTGCTTAGATCGAGTGGAGTGCCTGCCGAACCTATACCAGATGGTTGTTGAGCAAAAATTTGACCAGCTATGTTTGACTGGTCAAGGATGCTACCCCCTGCATCAAACTTTTTTACTTTATCACTCATCTCTCACCTACGGAGGTGTTGGGCGCGTTTCAGGTAGCGCCGAAATAAAGTTAATTGTTACTACAGCAGAAGCAACGCCCGGATGGGGGCTAGTTGCGGCCTCGGAGTTAAGAGCGGCGTCTATACCATCAGACGACCATATCATCTCTACGTACTCACCCGCTGTCAAATCCAAGTTAAAGTTCCAAGTTGCTTCGTTAACGTCGCTAGAGCCTTGTAATACAAAGTCTTTTGCTGTGTAACCTAAGTCTACACCGTTTCTTGCAATCCAAATAAACACCGTTTTAGAGCTAGCTGAAGTACTAGCAATCTGTGTAGTAAACTGAAAATTATAAACCCCGGCGTACGCAGCAGTTATCTGGCTATTCCCAACACCGTTAATCGAAAGCCCGCTTTCCAAGTATGTCTGGTTAAACGTGACCGGCTGCCCTGTGTTTACTACCGCTATAGGTTGATCTAGCGTGGAGAAGTATAACGCATTGGGTACGTCAATAAACCGACCCCCTAGCTCTCCAAATACGGTATTAACTATGTTAGTTAGCAAGTTAAAAAACAGACGCAGGATGTTATTCAGGTCGTCCAGATACTGCTTAAGCGGACTCTCCTTGGGTATCGGAAGTGCAGGCGTTTGAACCTTTTGTACTAACCTATCTCTTATTGCCACTAGCCTCTCCTACCATCAGGCCGCATATCCATCCTAGGTGCGCCTAGTTTCCACGTTACTCCTAGTTCTGTAGACTCAATTTTGATCGACATCTGCCGACCCCGTACCCGTGTAAATACCTGTCCTGTAAACTCTTCTACAGGCAATACGGCTGTTCTGGTGACCGTTGCACTGCTGTTACCCCCGACTGAGGCTGGGTTATACCGCCCAGAACCTGAGTTCTCCAAGGGGTTCAGAGTCATGGTAGCCGCAGGCGAACCTGCTGTAGAGCCAGTAAACGTCATGTCAGGTAACATCTTGTTAATTAACATGAACCTGTCGCCGTCATCCAAATCGAACTGTGTTGAGGTTATAGTAGCCGTTACAGCCGTAGGGGTGCCTGTCTCGTTGTCATCTACGCCGTTTTCTTGAAGCACCAAGTTGTTATTAAAAGTAGCAGCTATTGGGAACTCCCGTAGGTCTGAATCAATCCACGCTGAACGCGCCAAATTGCCGTAGTACCAGACTTTTTCAATATAGTTGTACACTACATAACGGTCGTTTCGTGTAGCTCCAGCAGAGCAGTAGAACCACCATATCTCGTCAAATTGCTCATTAGAACCACAGATTACTTGGTCTACTTGCTGTTGGTTGAAATCATCAAATACATAGCTACGCACTTCACAGGGTAGCGTCTTAACTGTACCGTCGTAGTAGTAAAACTTGTTTGTACCCATCCAGTAGGCAATGTTGCCGGAATATACCGCTGCGTTGGGGCTAGCTATGGTAATGTTTGTGCCTAGAAGCTGCGCCCCCCATACCTCTGGAGCGCCTAGATACTGTAGTCCATACAAGGCCGAATCAGTCCAGACCAACACTTCTTGCCGTGCTTGGATAGCATCTATGATCTCTGTACCGTCTGATAGCCGTAAACTACCTGCTTGATTGGTCGCGGCAGGTGTCCAGTTAGATATGTCTTCTTGGTCTGACCAACGGAGCAACATGGGGTCAAGTGTAGAACTGCCAAAATCGTTCGCCCCAAAACAAAACGCAAAGCGAAATATGTCTGATACAAACGCTAGGTTTACTATAATAGGTACGTCAGACGCTCCACCCAAGGAACTGACGTATACGCCCCGTGTTTCCACTCCAGAGCTTGCATCCCAGTAAAGCGGTACGCCTCCTCTGTGGGCAAAAAACAAATCTTCGCCAAAGTTAGATTGACTCCAGATACGCATAGGGGCATTAGTGGCACCACCTGTACCCCAAGTACCAAACCCCCAACGCCCCGCACCCCACCCAGTAAACGGCACTTCGACCTCATTGCCGACGGATATTTGGTATGCACCTACGACAGAAGACCCACCGTTGCCTGTGTCAGACGCATTGGCCGTGGCCGTGGCTGTGATGGTGTAGTTGTCAACGTCTACTACAGTAGCTACTGTGTATTCTGCGTTTAGTACATCAGCCGTAATGTTGCCACCCAGAGATACCGCACCGGAAAATGTCACGTAATCACCCTGTGACGCGCCGTGAGCTGTATCAGTAACAGTAAGAGTGGCAGAACCATTAACAGCGGCAAAAGTTACGTCACCCGCTGCTGTGGTTGCTCTAATAGGAGTAATATCAAAGTAGGCACCACCACGCTCTAGGTAGTACTTTAGATTAGTGCCTACAGCTACGAGATTCTGATCGCCCAGAGTTGCCCAGTTAAACAATGACCGGGCTACACCAAGATAAGTATCTGCGGAAATACGCTGCCACCCGCCTATTTTCTGGGGTAGCCCACGTCTAAAGCGCACCTTGTCGGTCTCGTACCACTGACCTTCGGCGGCATACCGGGTAGTTTCTCTGTTTACACCCGGCTTGAATTGTAATTTTCTAACTGCCATTTAAACCTCAATCCGCGTACTCACCACTAGCAATCATGTCGGTCAGCTCTAAAGCACGGCCACCAACCTGTTTTGCCCACCTAGAGTCCAAGAACTCTGTGGAGGCTTCTGTGTAGTTTCCCGCTTCCATAGCGGTTAATGCGCGTCGAAAGCCACGTAAACGCGTAGCTCCGAGGTTAAAACTAATGTCAATCATAGCATCTTTTCGGACATCATCAAGACCGTTAAACCACGAGTATTCTGTAGCTAACTCCTTGATTACTCTGGCAATATCGTTCTCTAGGAGGAAATCTACTTCTTCGTCAGACAGCCCAATACCGTTTTCTGGGTCTACATTACGCCCAATACCTACCGTCCAGTATCCGGCGGGACACTTATAAGCCACATGACGACCATTAGTTTTAACTTCGCCCTCATGACGCTTTAACATTTCTAGCAGTTTTTTCATTACTTTTTACCGTTTGACCCGCCGTAAAAAAAGGCCGCGCAGGTGCCCAGAATGCCTGATAACTGCCCCAAAACCAGAGAAATAATAGTCTCATCGTTCTGGTCATGAGGAAGGATGGTCACAGTCATTACATAAGCGCCGTACAAAACCAACGCCAGTATGCAAAACACCTTGGGTGTAATGTCTCCAGAGAACTTGGTTCTGGCGTCTTTTCTGTCATCAACTTCTGTTTTAAAAGACTCAAGGTCTATCTCCATCTCTCGGATACGATCCTTAAAATCTTTGTCTGCCTCTTTAAGCAATACCGCCTTTTCAGGCTCTCGTTCGATAAGGTCTTCAATCTCGTTTGCTGTAGCGTCTGGTATGCCTAGCTTAGAAGCCGCCATCTTGACAGCCATACCGGCCATTGGCCCGCCCGCTGCACTAGCTATAGTAGGTGCAAGGGATTTAAGCAGGCCACCGAGTTTCATTCCGCAGCTTCCACAATTGTATCTATGGTGTCACATACATCAGGCACTATAACGCCAGTAGTTGCTGACAAGGCACCGCGCCCTACAGCTCTGACACCTTTGTAAAACTGGTTACAGTATATTTCTTTATTTGCCATAACTTGTTCAACAGACGTACAGCTAGATAAAGTGAAAACAGCTAAAAAGCTAATCTTTAATAAACATTTCATTCGCCATATCCTCCAGTTCTTTACGGGCTAGTTTTTTGTCCTTATCCATTTGCACTACTTTATTAGCTTGTGCTTCTTGCTCATCCAGAAACTC